TCCTCAATACTCGGTGGAGGCACAGGAAAAGGCTTACCGATATTCGAGAGATCAGCCTCGAAAGCATCGAACTCAGCTTTCCATTTCTTGAGTTCTCGATCATAAAACATATATCCATCTCGGTCCCCACTCTGCTTTAGATACTGCGACGCTTTCTTTCTCTCAATCTCCGCTCGGTTCTTCATCACCGAAAGTTTCGCGTTGAATTGTCGAATCTTCTCTTGATACACTGGATTCGTTTTAAGGCCTCTCAAGAATCCTGTCAGATTCAGCTCACCTGTTTCCGGGTCCGTGTTCTCCTCAGCGACTTGAGCAACAACCCCCGGATCGTGAAACATCTTTAGACCGATGTCGAGCGCTGATCTTTTCGAGGCTTCTTTCCTAATCGACAGATTTTGCCGTCGAACATCTTCCGCGTTACGACGAGATAATTCCAAACTCTGACGAGAAGCTTCACGATCTGCTGCGCTTCTCTCTGAGGCTTCTTTTCTTGCCGCGGTGTTCTCTCGTGCAATGCTTGTCCACTCTTTAAGTCTGTTCAGGTTCTCCATAAATTTGGAAATATCATTAGGGTCTGTGTCCTCAAGACGTCTGTTGTATAGAACCTCAGCTGCTTGTTTCTGCCAAGGTGCAAATTGTCTCTCTGTAAAGGAATGATACTCAGGCTCATCTGTCATAGGATCGTAAGTACCTTTTGGAACCGTAGTTACTTTCAATTTGGGCTCGAAAATCTTTGTCTCGTCTCCGCCCGCCAACTGTCTCGCTTGGGCTTGACTTCGTAGTTTATCGACGTGCGCTGCGAGCTGTGCTCTGGCGAGCGCCGTCTGTGTCGGATCTTGATACGGGATTCCCATATTTCGCTTCAGATTCTCTTCGCCGTACCAAGAGAGTCCATGGAGCAGGTTCGAGCCTGCTTCCTTGAACGAGGAAGGAAACACAGGCTTTTGGTAATCAGGTCCAGGAGTAAGTCCTGAACCTAAAATCTTTGCGAGCATCGCGTTGAATATATCCGCGTTACCCATTGGAAAGTTGGCGTCGGCCATTTCTACCTCCGATTGTCCATATTCGGATGACCTGATCTCTTGTATCTATCAGTCCATCTGAACTGCTGATGTTCAGGCTGCCACGAAGGATCATCACCTGAGAGAAATGCTCCTCTATAATCATATTGGTGATTAGGGTCATCAGGATTTGGATTTATCCCTAGCTCACCAGACTTTTGCTTGTACCACTTTTGGAACTCTGACTCTTTATCTACAGGAAGTCTTCCTCCAAGACCCATCGCAGCCATGAACAATGCGAGTTTCACTTGCTGCTCATTTCCTTGATTCCCAGGCTGGAACATCTCAGGCTTTATAAAGATGCCCATCTCTGGACCGGCCTCGCCAGCGGTGACTTGAGTAGGTTGGTTAAACATTCCTACTCCACCTTTGGCGTAGCCTGCTTGACCTGTATCTCCAGCACTGTGACCTATTCCTCCAGGGTCGCTATCTGGTCCTCCCCAGCCTCCGAAGGCACCAGGCTCACCCCAGTCGCTAGGTACACCTGCCGGAGTAGATTGCATACCATATGATCCAAAACCAAGATCTGCCAAAGAATTCTCGATATCCATTCTTGAAGCTTCTTCTTGTGCAAAAGTGGGATCTGGAGTTCTTCCAAATAGAGATCCAAGTAAACTGTTTCTCTCGTCGTTAAATCCATATTGATCTATTGTGCTTCTCCCTATCGCACTAGCTGTTCTCTCAGAGGCTTCCCTCGCTGAGTTAAATCCGTACGTGTCTTGAAAGCTTTGGATATCCTGTGGCGACAACCCGGAGTATCCTCTAGACCCTAGACCGAGAGCATTTACCATGTCGTCAATCGTGTTAATCCCACTAGCCATTTTAGATCCGGCTAGCATCCCAATGCTCTGGGGTCCAGGAACAGACGATAGGGCACCCAAGGTCCTCGATATGCCTTCGATGGTATTTCTTTCGTCTTGCGTCATCGTACCATATGTACCTGGCGACGGACCTTGACCTCCCTTTCCGCCACCAGGCTCGGTCATTCTATCCTGCAATGATCTCCGCTGCATCGCAGTAGTATCGTAGACTCCCGATGTGTACGGAGAGAACTGCGAATCCTGTGCGACGGACTGGAGATATGCTCTAAGCAGGTAGTCCTTCACAGGATTTTGTGTTGCAAGTATCGCGTGGAGGTCTGACATGTCCATGTCTAACCTCCCCACCAACCGGCGGTCTTACCTACTCCACCGAGGAGCGCTAGGATATTCAGCCCGAGATCCACGCCGCTTCCGATTTGCTTGCCCTTGTTATCAACTGTCGTAGTCTGCGAGGACTGTGTATCTCGAGGCTGGCCAAACTGAATCATATATGGCAGCATCCCCATTGAGGATCTTACGTACTCGTTATACACACGATCAAGATCGCTCTGCGAGAGCCCCTGCATATACTGAGCCCAAGGGTTCATCGCATTTGCGATATTCGTTGGCACGGCTGCAGCTGCACCAGCTGCGCTTTGCATACCCTGGATTCCGCCCATACGATTAGTGACGTCCGCTTGACCTGCTTGCATCATATACGGTGCCATCGTGCCGGCGAGGTTCTGATAGTACGTACTACCCGCGTTGGCGATTGACTCAGGGATCACCGATCCGCGACCGTACCCGCGAGTCTTCTCCACGATACTCGGCATCACGTTCTGCTGCCACTCGTTCTGTGCCTTCTGCGACACCGCATTCATATAGGACTGCATATTCGGTCCGGTGCCGTTGGCGACGTCTGAGTACTTATTATAGATGTCCGCGTACTGCTGTGGGTTATATGCACCCGCGGCCGATTGGAACATCTGCTGTGCGAGACCTACATCTGGTGTCTGTCCCGCGGTCATCTGCCCAGGATATGCGGGCTTATTCGCTCCGTAGTTCGTCAGGTACGAGTTGAGCCAGCTCGTCAGGTTGTTCGTGAACGGCGCTGCTCCGCTCGACGTCCACCCGGTTGTTGTCGTGCTCGACGGAAACAGTCCTGCGATGTTCTGACCCATTCAAATCCCTCCTTAGGAGGCCAAGGATTGCTGCGTCATGCCACTTGCCTAGAGAAAGAATTATCTCTCGATGTACGCCCTCGAGATGGAAACCTGCTCGCTTTGCGAAGATAATCGCAGCACGGTTAAACGTGGGAACTATACTTGATATACGATGCACGAAATAATCGTTGAAGATGTCTTCACAGAGCTTCCTGAAAATAGGAGTCCGGTTAGTAAATTTACGATCCCAGAAGACAACGTGAGCAACAGCGTTAATAGGAGGACATACATTAGTAAAGTAAATAAGACCGAAGTCTCCGATCTCGTAAGCAACCGTATCAGGGCTATAAAACATTCCGAAAAACTTCTCACGATAGCCTCTGTTAAAGTCGTCGAAGATATATGGAATGTTTTGAATTCGTGACCAGATTACGTCCATCTTATTTGTATTGAGCACAAGCGGCTTTATTAGATTACGAATATCCTCGCTTGTAAGCTCGCCACGCTGCATTTCAGATATATTGTGTTGCTCGTCCATGCTGTTCCTCCTTTGTAGAGGCTGCCCGCCCGGTCCTGCGAGAGTACAATGAAGCCACCAGGTACTTTGCCTGTGGTATGAGTGACAGAGAATTCTGTATCTGGAGTTGCATCCGCGGTCACGTCCGCGAAGTGGCCGAATATGTTATCGGCGTTTGTACCGTCACCGAAGGATATTCTACCGTTGATTACTCTCGACAAAGAATCCAAGTGCCGCTGAATAACGTCGAAAATGTGACTCAGACGTGGTAGAAGATCCTCGAGCTTCTGTGGTATTCTTGGTATTATAGCGTCGATGATTTTCATTTGCCAGCCGTTGTCATCCAGAGCCTAATGCCTGTGATTTCGAAATGCGCTGTTGCTGAACTAACATAGAGTCGAAGCGCCAAATGTGTACCGGATAGGATCTTGAAGAATAGCTTCTTAAGTATCCTCCCTGAGGACGTGCCTACGGTAAGCGCGCGTGTGTCCTCTGACCAGTTAACTCCACCATCGTTACTCACCCCAACGGTTATACTACAAGGGACTCCGACATCTCTGTGAAAAAGTTCTACGTAGCTCACGCCTGTATATTTAGAAGCATCTATACGAATATCGCCGGTTTCGTAGAAAGACTCAAACGCTGTACCAGCAAGGGAGCGTGCCGTCTGGTCCTCTTCATATACATATCCAGAAACCGTACCCATTACAAATTTCGAAGACTCAGGCTGCAAGCCTCCAGAATTCCAGCGTTGGACCATGGAGTCCCATGTCACGCTGGACAAGTCGTCCCAGGTAGGAGAGGTCGTTGAGTCCTTTATCGCAACAGCTTTTGTTTCTCTGTTACGTCTGTACCAAACATTGTCTTTTCTATTCCAAATCCACTCACGATTGTTATATGTCGAGTCTCCCACAGGGATACAAAAGCGGACCTCGTCTAGATCAGGAACAAGATATCCGACACATTGATCCTTATATTGAGGATTCAATTCGTCGAAGAACTGAGCCTTAACCGGGTCACCAATGGGTGTACTCTTGTTGAGATCAAATGTATATATGTTGTCGCTTCCGATATACGCGAGTCTGTCACCAAGATTCACAACAGCATGAGGACATCCTGTACCATTAATTGAGTCTCTTTCGAGAAACTCGTAAGCGGGAGATATTTGCCCTGTACGATTTCCTACTGCGATAGACGACTCTTTAAATACTACAGGGTAGTCGTTAAGAAGTCCTATACAGATCACAGCATCTGATTTATCATCAAGGTCAGTATAGCCGCTTCCAGGACCTGTCCAGTCTTCGATGTCGTCGATAACATTCCAGCGCACTCTATAGGGATATCCTATTCCTGACTCTGTAGTATTGACAAGAAGCAGTCTACCCTGATGTCCGATTCCAAACTTAGCTGTAGGACAGTTCGCGTTTAGGATAGCAAAGTCAGATCCGCCTGAGTACCTGTATACCTGATCAACTCCTTGGCAGAAGAGGAGGTCTTCACCAATCTGTGCAGACCAGAAAAGATCCCAGGAAGTACCTCCCATGTCGCCTGCTGGAGACTTAGGAATATTCGCCCAGCTTGTCGTATACTTGTAGAGTCCATCCTCCGTAGCCGCCATGAGGTCAAGAACGCCAGCAGTCGTGAGGTAGTTCGTAAGAAGAACAACATCGCTCCCTAAGGAAGAACCGACATATGACCTGCCTGGTGCCCGCTCGAGAGCACCGTTACGAAGAATGATTCCATCTACATCAATCGCAGAACCAGCGGGAATCTGATCTCGAGGTCTATCGAAATGTAGTCCAGGAAGCGGAAACGGAACGTCGATAGGTACAAGCTGAGGTAGCTTTGTTCCCAGACGTTTCATTGTAATCGGAACTTTCTTTCGCAGCTTTACAAATCCGCCCATTATGTTCACCTATTGAACATTAGTATTTAATTATATAGTTGAGCGCGATATATGGCTGAAGGTTGTTATGAGCAGTACCACTACCTGCGTCATTCACGGTGATGCCTGTTGTTCTAGAACCTGTGGTGATATCATAGGTCATATTATTGTCAACTCCCACAGGCATATAGTTCGCACCGCTGCGATTAACAACAAAGTTTCCTCCATTAAGAGGAGCATGAGTATGACCGGGATCTGTGATATCATGGTTGTGAGCAGCCAACTCAGCTTCGACCAGCGCGTGTGTCTTTTCTCCACCAATCTCGCCAAGTGCGTCGAAATCACTTTGACTAGAATCCAATCCAACAGGCACACGGCCTTTGAGATCAGGAAGGGAGAATGTTGTAGAACCGTCACCTACTCCGTAAGTTGTTCCAATTACTGCGAACAGATCCGCATAGGTTGTCCGACTTATAAGATTTCCGTTACAGATCAACCATCCGCTAGGAGCATCAGCACCTGCGAAAAGTTTAATTACCCCCGCTGGATCATCTGCCCTAAGGTCAACCCATGTACCATCAGCGATTGCGAACGACAGCTTTTGAGTATCCGTGGATATATAAATATGACCTGCTACAGCTGTTGGGCGATCAGCTGCGACACCGCGAGCCATCCGGTGCTTACCGTCATCAGAGCTATCTCCAGCGCCGAGCATATAGTGTTCTCTGGCGAGGCGCTCACGAACGGCAGCTTTGAGATCTCTGATATTGTCATCTCCGCCGGATATATAATCTGTACCCACTGGAGTTGCTTCGTTCCATGTAGTCATGAAAATCTCCTAGTTTTTCACAACGGTCAAGCATGTTAAATATGGTTCTAAGAAAGTCAAAGAATCTTCATCTCCCATATCATATACACTCAATGATAGACTACTTCCAGCAGTCATATAGAGAGTCTTAGATATCGGCACACATATGTCAGATCCTGCAACTGTTGTAATCCAATTGTAAGCTACTATAATACTACCTACCATAGCTCTCAGAAATACAGATTTCGGAACAGAACCTGCTGATACAGATACTTGAGCATTTATCGTATATACTCCGCTTTGTTTAGGAGTGAACATTGAATTGGAGAATTCGTCTCCTAAGTCGTATGACTCATTATCAAGAGTCAACGATGTCCAAACATCGTGAGGAATTGTTTGTCTAGCGGACTGAGATACAGAGACAAAAGTTTGTGGCGACAGTCCCACTCCAGCTGGCGACCAAGAAACCTCAGCTACAGGTTCTCCGCTCATCTTTCAATCCTTACTCCGAGCGATTGCTCGATGTCTTCGTCTTCGATATCGCGAGGATCTGTACGAGACTGTACCAACTCTATGTAACGCTGCTTTACGACTTCGGATTGTTCATATTCCTTAATTCGCTGGAGCACACGATAAATTGCACCAAGGACTATTGCCTCGTCCCATTCAGGAGCAAGATAGGATGTCTCGCTGCCGGAAAACGCAGACACCTTCTTGTTATAGCGAATTGTGATCTGATTCGTAGAATCCGCATAGTGGTCGAACTCAATGTAGTTTCCATAACGAGCGTACCTGGTAAGCGGACCAGACGTGAAAATTCCCATGTCGTCGAATATACGATAGTCTTCTTTCTGAATCCGGCGACCTGCGGTTTCATCTCGCACTGTGATAATTGTACGAAGGTCCGCAGGCAATGTGTAACGACGATAGCCCACAATCAGATTCGTGATCGCAAGCTCTTCTAGCTCGAAGTGTCGAAACACAGTCCCGATCTCTTGATGCGCGTGTTGAATCGCGTTTTGGATAACGACATCTAGGTCGTCGCGGTCCAACAGTTCCTTCTTAACTTCGGTTTCTATTTGAGTATATGTCAGATCACCCATTAGTCGATCACCTCATTTCCGCGAGGATCATCATCATATCCCTCTTTCTTCGGGAATCTGACCTTGTCTCTAAAATAACGATAGCCCTGAATGTCCGCACACTCTGTCGTGCCTAGACCTGTGCAGACAAAGCGACCATTCTGTCGAATCAGTTTCGTAACAGGAAACGAGAATCCGCAGCGCTCGCAGTCCATCCACTTATGCTTAAAGATGTTTCCTGCTTGTCTCATCGCTGGCCTCTAATGATAATAAATGTAGAGCTTTCCAGAAGACAATGCACTGACAATCAAACCATTAAACCATTGATGTATTTCAGACTCTTCTGTATAATTGGTAGTAGGAGCATGACTAGCCCAAATTGTTTTGCCTGCTGTGTCAGTTACAGTAACTGTATGAGCTGCCGTCGTCCCACCGACCCAACGAATTCTCTCGATGCAAATCGCTCCAGTCTTCGCAGACGTTGCACCTGCGGTGTCAATAACAAGAGGACTTTGTGTAAGATCGTTTGACATTTGTTCCTCCTACCTGTGAGTGTCAGGATATTCAACAGGTTCCCATTCGTTCTCGTCGTTCAGGTTCTGCCAAGGAGACCAGGCTACGTCGTAACCAGTACCAGGATAGTCTATAGTTGGGAGTCCGAGAACAACTGTTAAAACATCCTCTCTGGAAGGTATAGAGTCTGTAAATGCAATGATTCTGAACGTCTCTCCCCAAGTTGATGCGTCTGCATACGCCTCGTTCGCATCTACAGGAAGAACAGCGTCCATCGTCATAAGGGAAGAGAACTCATCTACAGCGTACTCTAAGGAGTCACTAAGATTAACCTTTATTTCCTCAGAAGAATATAGATCACTGACTATGCTGTCCTGAAGTACAATATCTTCTTCGATAAGCTCATATTCGAGATCGATGTCTGCATAGGAGTTAAGCTCGACCTCGATACTGTCATCGAGGCTCATTGCATCTTCGTGACTGTATGCGAATCCTACATTCAGAGAATCAGCATATATAGACAGAGGCTCTAGGAATTTGAATCCCGTAGAGAGTATCTCACCAGGCTCGCCAAGAGCATCAGAGAAACTTAACTCAATCTTTACACGATGATCGATTGAGTCGCTGTAATCGGCATTAGTGTCAGAAAGCGACCCCTCATGATTAAGAACTGCGGAAACGGAATCTGCGTGAATAGGCTTAGCATCTATAAAGGCTCTGCCTTCAGTGCTGACTGTAAGACTGTCAATAGCATATATGTTAGTAGCTATCTGCTCTGCACTGAAGACTTCTCCTGTAGAGTTGTATGCAGCAACAGCAACTCGCCAGGTACCTCGCGGGAGCGCCTGTTCATACGACACACTACGAGCACTCGGATTTGCAATCTGATAGTAGCCGGACCAGCTAGAGGTACCTACAACTCCATAGTAGATACGGAATCCAAGTATTGATCCACCACCGCTATCCGTCCAGGTCCATCGGATGGTGTTAGGTTCGAATATCGAATAAGCATATCCTTTAGGAGCACTTATACTATCTGCATATTGCTGAAGAGAGTCTGTTAAACCATAACCAAGCACAGAGCTGAAATAGTCTATAGAGTCTACATAGAGATTAAGTCCGTCACTAAGGCCTACGGGAAGTGGCGTAGCCGAGTAATGCCATTGATCGGTCAGGAGGTAACTTAGACCAATAGTATGTCTAACAGAGTCCTGCTGACCTGCACGGTAGTTGGTAGCCTCGATAGAGTCAGCTAGATTTGCCCAAGCATCCTCTGGTACAACCTTCTCTATAGGTACAGCCTCTCCAGAGAAGAGACTATGACCAACAGAGTCACCGAAGTTGGCCGCGGAATCTGTGAAGGCGAATCCATAGCCTACGCCAAGGACATCGCTGTGAACATCCTTCGCGTCAGTAAGAGCAAAGCCATAACCTACTAACTGCTCGTCAGCATAACTCGCGTTCGCGTCTGTAAGGAGGAAAGACTTGGAGTTCTTAAGCTCGTCTGTGTATACAGCATTCGCGTCTGCGGCCAGACCGAATCCGTATCCACGTCCGATAGAGTCGCTGTATACCGCATTCGCATCAGTAAGACTAAATGCCAAAGATACATAAGAGGAATCACCATATGCAGCGTTTGCATCAGTGAGTGCAAATCCGTATCCTACTCGAAGGACATCCGCGTAAACCGCATTTGCATCCTCAACAGATTCTGTTATATCATAAAAACCTTCCGTAAGCTCTTTTGCTACTTCATCACTATATACAGCGTTTTCGTCTGTAAGTGAGTAAGCTAGAGATGTATAGAGAAAATCAGCATAAACCGCATTAGCCTCTTCGAGAATAAAT